TGAAGATGCAATCATCATTTACAGAATTCAAAGAGCTCCTGAAAGAAGAATTTTTTATGTTGACGTGGGTAATATGCCTGCTCACATGGCTATGACCTTTGTTGAAAAAGTTAAGAACGAAATTCAACAGAGACGTATTCCAAGTTCAACAGGCGGCGGAACTTCAGTAATTGATGCTTCATACAATCCATTATCAACAAACGAGGATTACTTCTTTCCGCAAACAGCAGAGGGTAGAGGATCTAAGGTTGAAACATTACCGGGTGGAACTAACCTAGGCGAAATTACAGATTTAAAATACTTTACTAATAAATTATTCCGAGCACTTAGAATTCCGGCGTCTTATTTGCCAACATCAATTGATGAACAGGCAAACACAGTATCCGACGGTAAAGTAGGAACTGCATACATTCAGGAATTAAGATTCAACAAATACTGCGAAAGACTACAGAGCAATATAGTGGAATCCTTTGACAAGGAATTTAAGTTATGGTTGCTCAGCAATGGATACAACATTGACTCTAGCCTATTTGAACTAAAATTCAATCCACCACAAAACTTTGCCGCATACAGACAGGCAGAACTTGATACAACAAGAGCAAACATCTTTGGAACACTACAACAGGTACCACACCTATCCAAGCGTTTTGCACTTAAACGTTATCTTGGTTTAACTGAAGAGGAAATCAAGGAAAACGAAAAACTGTGGAGAGAAGAAAACGAAGGTAACTTAATGCCTGCAACAACTGATGCTGCGGGCGAATTGAGAACAGCAGGAATTACTCCTGGTGGAATCGCAGCAGATGCCGCTACGCAAGATGCAGAAGCATCGCCAGATGCCGCAGCAGCGGCTGAACAACCAGGGGGAGACACTGGGGCAGAAACTCCTGCACAGTAATAAATACAGTATGCTTCTTAGAGAATTTTTATATTTCAATGACGACATAAACGACTTTGCTGTAGATCGTAGATACGACAACGGCAAGGATTCCTCTGTTGTCAACTATGATGATACTAGAAAGATCCGACTCACCTTAAGACAAATTAATCAACTGCGACTCCAAGCAGAAGCACACGAAGCGGAAAAAAATTCCGAACTTGGCTTCATCAGACAAATGTACGGAACTCCAGTTGAGCAAGAAGAATAAAAATACCCCAACTCTTAAAGACATAGCGTTTGTTCTGGGCAACGGAAACAGTCGCTTGGCGATTAACTGTGAAAAACTCCTAGATATTGGCACAGTCTACGGATGCAACGCACAATATAGAGAGTTTGATCCTCATTATCTAGTAGCAGTCGATGTTAAAATGGTTAACGAATTGATTGATTCTGGATATTATCAAAAAGGAACAGTTTGGACAAATCCTAACAAAGGAATAAAAACCAAGGATAAAATTCATTTTTTTAATCCCCACAAGGGTTGGTCTAGTGGTCCTACAGCACTGTGGTTTGCTGCATCAAACGGACACAAAATGATCTATATACACGGATTTGACTACCAAGGATTAAATGGAAAGTTCAATAATGTGTATGCAGATACACACAATTATAAGAAATCATCGGATAGTGCAACGTTTTTTGGCAACTGGTTAAGCCAAACAGAACGTGTAATTAAGGAATTTCCGCATACACAGTTCTATAGGGTAGTGCAATCAGGAGCATTTATACCTGATAAATTAGGTCCTCAGCACGGTAATTTAAAGCATATTTCACAGCAAGACTTTGAAAATACCTTCGAGGGCACTATATATCAAGACAAAATGAATCAAAATACTACCATTTAACCCTGATTTTATAAGTAAAATGTAAATACATTACGAAACAGCCTTACCATCAATAAAAGGAGAATAAAATGGCAGACAAAACAACATTAGAACAAATGCTTGAGCATTTGGTAAATGACGACACTGCAAAAGCAGAAGAATTATTCCACGAGTACGTGGTTACAAAATCAAGAGAAATTTACGAAGACCTTATCGAAGAAGAAGTAAAAGATGAGGAAGTTGACGAAGCATCTAAAAAAGATGACGAAGACGAAGAAGACAAAGTAGACGAAGCATCAAAAGACGATGACGCAGAAGAAGACAAAGTAGACGAATCTGCAGATGATGAAGAAGTTGATGAGTCTTCAGACGATGAAGAAGTTGACGAAGAATTTGAAGAAGTTGCTGTAGAAGCAGATGACGAAATGGACGCTATGGGCGGAGACGCTACAGACGATCTAGAATCAGACATCGAAGGTGACGATGACGCAGAAGGCGAAAAAGAGCCAGAAGAGTTATTCCAAGATCTAGATGCTATCGTTGATGAACTACAAGCAAAATTCGACGAGATTAAAGGTGGCGAAGAAGGCGATGAGATGGATATGGACGCAGAAAAAGAAGAAGAAACTTTTGCTCCAGAAGCATCTGCAGACCCAGAAGGCGACGCTGAATTAGCAACTATGCGCGAGTATGTTGAAAAAGTAGCAGGTGGACACGGTGCTGAGAAAAAAGGCGGCGCAGAATCTGCAGACAACAAAAAGTCAGTTGTTGACAACATGAAGAATGATATGGGCGGCACAAGTGCTAACATCGCAAAAGGCGGTGAAGGCAACGAAAAGAACAACGGCGGACTAGCAGACATCAACGCAAAAGAAGACAATGCAGGTAACGTTAATGTTCCAGGCGCTAAGAAAGCAGCAGATATGTCAGCAGTAAAAGGCGGACACGGTGCTGAAAAAGCGGGTGCTAAAGAAACAGCAGACAACAAACAATCAATTTTCCGTGGTCGTAGATAACAGAGGGTATAAAGGTTGAAAACATCACTAGCAGAACATCTGAGTTTCGATCAGGCTAAAATCGTCCTTGAGCGTGATGAAGGCGAAGGTAAAACATTACACTTGAGTGGCATCTGTATTCAGGGTGACATTCGTAATGCTAACCAGCGCATTTATTCTTCTAAGGAAATTGATAGGGCTGTCAAGACGCTCAACGAACAGATTTCTGGAGGATATTCAGTGCTTGGTGAAGTTGATCATCCTCAAGATTTACGTATAAACCTCGACCGTGTTAGTCACATGATCACAAAGATGTGGATGGACGGTCCAAACGGCTACGGAAAACTTAAGATGCTTCCAACTCCAATGGGTCAATTAGTTACGACCATGTTGGAGTCGGGAGTAAAACTAGGCGTTTCAAGCCGCGGATCAGGCGAAGTAGATCCAAGTGGTAATGTCAATGGATTTGAGATTATTACTGTGGATGTGGTTGCACAACCAAGTGCTCCAGGCGCCTATCCAACACCAGTTTATGAACACCTTATGAACAGTAACGGTGGTTATCAGGCATTTAAGGTAGCACAAGAAGTTAAAGGCGACTCACAGGCACAACGTTATATAGCAGAGAGCTTGAAGAAAATCATTCAAGGTCTTAAACAATCGTAGGAGAATCACAAATGTTAGATTTCGTAAAACAGTTATTTGAAAATAACGTGATTTCCGAAGAAACTAAGTCGGAGATTGAATCCGCTTGGGAAACTGCCGTTCAAGAAAACCGTGACACTATTTCTACACAATTACGTGAAGAATTTGCACAGAAGTATGAGCACGATAAGACCGCGATGGTTGAAGCAGTAGAAAAGATGCTTTCAGACAGAATCACTGCTGAGCTATCTGAATTTGCTGAAGACCGCCAAGGACTTATCGAGGCAAGAGCCAAGTATGCTAAGAAAATGAAAAACGATTCCAAAGCAATGGAATCTTTCGTTCTTAACAACCTCAAAAAGGAACTTGGTGAGCTTCGTGAAGATCGTAAAAACGTAGCAAATAATGTTGCAAAACTTGAATCTTTTATTGTGGATGCATTAGCGAAAGAAATCGCAGAATTCCACTCTGACAAAAAAGATCTTGCAGAAACCAAAGTTAAACTTGTTAGAGATAGCAAGGCTAAATTTGAAGCAGTGAAAAAAGACTTCATTGCTAAAGCATCGCAGATTGTTTCAGAAACAGTATCGAAAGGTATTAAATCTGAAATGAGTCAGTTAAAAGAAGACATCGAAGACGCTCGTCGCAATGACTTTGGACGCAGAATCTTTGAAAGTTTCGCAAGTGAATATGCAACTAGCCATCTTAATGAAAAATCAGAAACAGCAAAACTTCTTAAAGTTGTAAAACAGAAAGAAGCAGCAGTTGCTGAAGCAGAAGCGCAAGCGGAAGAAGTTAAGAAACTAGTTGAGAGCAAAGATGCTGAGATCAAGCGCATGAAAGACCTTTCCGAAAGAAAAGAAGTGATGGCAGAATTAATGTCACCTCTTTCTAAAGAAAAGCGTGAAGTAATGAGCGAACTCTTAGAATCAGTTCAAACAAATAAATTACACGCAGCCTTTGACAAATACATTCCAGCCGTGATGGAAGGAAATGTGCCTAAGAAGGACAAGGTAGCGTTGACTGAAGGCAAAGAAATAACAGGCGATAAACAGGCAGCACAAATCGGTGGTTCGGAGCAAAAAACCGCTGAGATATTTGACATCCGCAGGCTTGCGGGACTAAAAGTTTAAGGAGAACAACAAATGTCACAACTATTAGAGTCACGCTGGTCAGAAACCAAAGACGCCCTTTTAGAAGGTCTTCAAGGTAACAAGCGTACTGTTATGGCAACGACTCTGGAAAATACCCGTAAGTATTTGTCAGAGAGTGCTACAGCAGG